AGACTTATTATCTCCTGCTGCTTTCTGTAAAGCTGTATTTAACGTGTCAGCCTGTACAACGTTCTTTACGTTTCCATCTTTGTCAGTTGCTGTTACTTCTGTGATATCAGATGTATGTTTATCAACAAAGACTTTGTTTTCTTTTCCGGTCATTGCAAAGACACCATCCAGAATCTTTACTAATGTTGTCTGATCAAGATCAGCTTTGTAATCATTGACCTGTGCTGCAACATTGTCCATAAAACTTACACCACCTGTAACATCTTCTGAAAAGTCTCGCTCAGTCCATCCTTTCATACGACCAACTACAACAACACCTCTTTCAAATGTGTCTGTGTTTTCAGACTTAAGATCTGTCTCACCATCATAGTTCTGTGCTGCTCCACCGATAAGACCATGCATTGGCAATACTGCATATACTGTTCCTGTCTGAGAACTGAACGTGTTTTTGATATCCTGATTACCTTTTAGGGCTCTGGACTTGATCAGCTCGTTCTTTTTTAAATTTGGAATCCTCTCTGTGTAGGCACCGAATGCCTTGAATGATTTAGAATCAAATTTTTCTCCTGCCATTTTTTACTCCTTTATTTAAATCTCTGCTCCGGGATTCTGTTCCATATAGTCACAGAGTTCCGAATATGTCATTTCACTTGGTTTCTTTCCACCAATACCGCCAGAACCACCATTTGTTCCTTTAACGATCGTTGGTGCAGGTTCATCACTTTCGAACAAAAAGCCGTTTTCTTCCTTGATCTGTGACAGCTGTTCGTCTAAACCGATAATTTTTCCATCGTTTAGTTTCAGTCCATCCATATCAAGTAACGCTTTGACCGCTTTGCTGTTTCTAGCTTTCGCTCCTGTCAATGCTGCAGTTAATGCATAATCAAATTTCATTTCTGAGATCTGTGCATCTGCATCACTCTTTGCTTTCTCAGCTTTTGTTTTCCAATCATCTGCCGCCTGCTTGATGCCGTCAATGTCCATGTCTTTAAACTTCTGAATCTCTGCATTTGCATCGTTTACCTGAGTTTCAAGACTTTCTGCTTTTAGCTTATAACTGTCTCGCTCCTGAGTGATTTTCTCTGCTTTTTTCTGTTCTGCAGCGATATCTTTTCCGTTTTCAGCCATGATCTTATCGATCACTTCCTGGGAAAGATTTAAACCTTTTAAAAAATCTGTTTTCATGTTGCTCGTTCTCCTTTCGTATTAGGTTGTTTTAGGCGTGTAACCGACCGCCACGAACCGACTGTTTAAGGTCTGATCAGCTGACCAATGTTGTTTCTTTGCATAAAAATAACACCCAGATCTCTCTGCGTGTCTTCTGCAGCTTAACCCTGCTGCCGGGAGATATTTGGATCACCGTCCTTTCTATTCTGTTGACTTCATGCTGCACTGCTCCTTTCTTAAAATTTCGTATAAAAATACCACCTGATATTGATCAGATGGTACATATTTATAGGCCTGGCGTTATATCCTTGATTCCTTTCACGGCATTATATACTTTTTTCATCATTGAATTTTCCTGTAAATACTCAAGACCTTTTAATGTAATTCTAACATCACTTGCATTGATCCTTGTTGCTCCTGTGATATCACGTTTCATACTTACACCCTTGATATATCCGACATCAACCATCATCTCTATATATCGTGCCCAGCGTTCTTTGGAAACCCCTAAGGCTTCCGGCCCAACATCGTTGATATCAAATTCTGGATAATCCATTGCTTTTTCCAATGCTGATAAGATTTTATATACAGCTTTAAAGTTATCCATTGTTCTCACCTTTCGCTTTTTCTACTTTATCTTTTATCAACTGATACCATCCATTGTTTTCGTTATCAAAATATGGGCAGTTATAATCTTTGGCCTTTAAGTGTTTGTTTGGTATCTTCCCGTATACTTTGCATAAAGTTTCATAACCTTTTTCATCAAAATCTGCTTTTCTGCATGCATGGCATATTGGTATAGGACTTGTCACTTTTGCCATTCCAGGAAAGTCATCAAAACTCGGACCTATTTCTATTTCTTGTTTCACACCATTTTCATCATAATAATATCCTATTCCACTCATAAAACAGCCTCCGCTTTGATATAGTATCTGTCCTTTTCTTTATTTACACTTTTTATTTTATACTGAAAGCCTCGTTTAAACAACACTTCTTCTTGATTTTTGTATTTTTCAGTTGCGACATCTTTTATATATAAACAGCCTTTATACCCTTTAGGGATCTCAATTTCAAGATGAACATTTCTACCCTGATACATTATGTCATGAAAAGATGTAGATGTATAACCTTTATTCGTTAAGGTCATTCCATTCATTCTTTTTATATCCTCTTCGGAATATTGAAAACCTTTTGGAAATGCATTTAAATATTCTGGAATCGTATCACGATGAACTACCATTTTGTGTTCTACAGTACCTTTACTTAATGCAGAATCCAACAGGTCCATAAATCCTTTTTCCTGATCAATTCTTTGCTGTTTTCCAGAATATATTGCACTGTTCACTCGGTTTGCTGCATTACCAGTATATCTCAAGATCGCTTTCTTTTCTTCATTCGTCAGTTTTTCTAACTGTTTAGACATTTGATTCTTAAAGGTATTCTTTCGATCTTGCCATACAGCCTTCTGCGCAACGCTCCGATTGAATCCAACGATATCTCCTGCTTTATTCTTCACTGCATAGATCTGAACTCTGGCAGACTCATATCGCCTTCCTGTTTCCTTGCAGAAAGCTTTCAGTGCTGCTTCCTGTTTCTTTAATCTTACAGATTCTTCATTGAACCGATTCTGTAAAGTATTTTTTAAGGTATCATCTTTCGCTTCACTGATCGCTGAATTATATCCAGCAAGTTTCCTCTTTGTCTCTCTGATCTGTCGTTCATGACTTCTCTGCATCTGACTTGCTTCATACTCTGTAAATTGTTTGTCGTTGTATGTCACGCTCTTTGCAGAATAATCATCTAGCATCTCCTGTGTATATGCCGGTGTTGATATTCCAGGAAAGAATGCATGGAAGTTATGCCTGCAGTTCCAACCACATAACCCTGGTCCTGTTCCATATCCTGTTGCTTCATAGAAGTTTTCGTATTTTGGATCAGTCCCAGATAAACAAAAGACCTTCCCTTGCCATACGGCATGTTCAGGTCTTGCACCTGCATGCGCAGTTGTTTCAACATAATCACAATTCTGATCTTTTGCATACTGCAGATTCATTTCTGCTGCAGTCTGATTTACTCCGGTAAGTACAGCTCTTCTTACCGCGACATCTAATTTATCGACATGCTGTGATGGATATAAGACTTCTGTTCCCTGCACTGCTGCCTCTTTAATCGCATCTGCAATGGCTTTGTCATAACTGAATGCTCCTGTACTTACTTTCATCTGTGCCTTGTTACATGCCTGAATAAAAGCAGATTGTGATTTTGCGGCTGTTGTCATTGTTAAGTTATCTAATTCTTGACATGTCTTTCTGACGTTTGCCTGCAGAATCCTTTGCATTCCATTTGACTGTTCAAGTTTAACGGCTTCTTTCCCTGCCTGCTTGTAATAGACAGCTTCATTTTTTAAGTTTCTGACTCCTGCTTCCTGGTACATCCGCTCGACTTCTCGATTCTGGTACCCAGACACCTGACTCACTCGTTTGATCGTATCTTTATAAACGAGACCTGCATTCTGTAAAACCTCCGCCTGATGCTTTGTCGATTCGGATACATTTCCCATCTTTACAATTCTTTTAGCCATATCAGATATGATCGCTATTGTCAGACTGTCGATGATACCAAGTAACTGATCAGAGAATTGTTCCAAATACTTCGGATCAAGCATCTGTGATCACCTACTCTTCCTGAATATTAAAACGATCATCCTGTGTCGGCATCATTTTTAATGCTTCTTCCTCAGAAACTCCATACTTGGCAGCAATGTATATTTCTTTTCGAATCAGTCCGGCTGTTGCATCCTGCTGCATGCTCTGCAGTTCCTGTTCTTTATCGATCACGATCGAATCATCCCAGTCAAAGCTAATCTCATATTTCTTGCCCCCATTTAGATTAGCAAGCTGTGCAATCACATCCATTGCATAGACTAATTGTTCTAACGCTTTCTGCAGTGCTTTCTGGATATCAGATACAGTACTGTATGATCGCTGTTTGCTTGCTTTGATCTCTTCTGCAGTCTTATCAACTGTGTTTGGATCACTTAAAGTTCCGTAGGCAAGACCTACATTAAACTCAATCCTTCGTAAAATCGTGTTGAATCCATTGATAAGGCTTTCGTCACGGATCGGCGGTGCAAACACTTTGTACTGATCCTTGTCATCGTCAAAATCCATCATTCTAAAGAGTCTTTCTTTTCCTTTTGGAAGGTCAAATTCTCCGTTTTCTTTTCGCTTAAATAAGCTAACGTCTCCATCAATTGCTAATTCAGATCCCTCATATTCCCACAATATCCTTGTCCATTGATAATCAGCTTCTTTGATATCATCGACTGCCCTAGAATATACAGAAACTCCTAATGGAGATGAATCATCAACGTTATTTG